AATTTCGGATGTTCTGTCTAGCGATATTATTGAATTGATTTCTACCTTGCTGATACACTTCAATAATTGCCTGATCCAGTTTTTCTTGTTCTTCAGCTTGTCTTTGTCGTTTTTGCTCGTTGCTTGCGACTAAAAGAATAGCGATGAATAAGCAAGTCATGATGAATGCTATTCCTAAGATTTGACTTGTAAGACTTGGTTCTGTCATTTTGATTTCTCCTTGTAAATTTCAATAATCTTGTCTTTATCAGCGATAGTCTGATTAGCTTGTTGCAGTTGTTTTCTTAATTCAACATTTTCTCTGTGTTCATCAAGCGCAACCAGTTTCCAATCAGCGTTAATTTCAATTTTGGTTGTGTTAAAAAACCATTTTGTTAGTTTGTCTAGTAACTTCATGTAATTTCTCCTAAATTGCAGTTTTCTGCCAGTTTTCGTGATACCATTCAATAACGGCATCCCTTGGATATTTTTCACGCTTGCCCTCAATACGTGGAAAGTCTGCGTGTCGGTTAAAACGCTCGTCAAATGTCGTCGTGTCCTTGGTTCCAAGTAACATTTCTGAGCATTGCGACTTGTTCAGTTCCATTGGATAGCGCCTTTTTTCATCGGTCACAATTGTCATGACCTTGAGCGTCCTATCCATCAAGCCAGCCTCGAACTGGTCTAGCATTTGCATCATTAGATCATTCATGTTATAATTCCTTTAGAAATATTTTGTTATGCGCCTTTTCCCGAAGGTGCATTTTTATTTTGCAAACTGATAAACGCTACCGTTCATTGAATAGTAAGCCATTTCTTGCAGTTTGTGATTGAAACGCTCGTCAGTAGTGATTAGTAAGCGTTCTTTTAATAGTGTTGATAGTTGATAGTGGTTTTTCTCAAAATCTGCTATCAGCTTTTTTCTTTCTTCAATTGTTAAAATGGTAGTGTCCTCCTATCTTCTGAGTTATCAGGGTATTTGAAAGTCAAATCCTTTGCGCCTTTAGCTACTCGACTGACTAGGCTACTGTCAAATGCTTGCTTCATCTCCTTACCAGACATGTTAGTAGTAAAGATTGTCTTATCTCTTGCATCCAGTAGGTTATACAAGAAATCTTTCTTCCAAGGTGCTTGCTCGCCTTTTCCGAAATCATCCAAAATTAAGAAATCAACTTTTTTCAGCAAGTCCAACCACTCATCTGTGGTTCGTGCATCCGATTTGTTAAATCCGCTTTGGATTTTTTGAAACATGGTAGGCGCGTTCATGAATAGCACGCTTTTAGGTTCATTGTTCGCTTTAAAGTCAATGTTCAACTTTTTAGCAAGTGCAATCGCTAGATGCGTTTTACCGACTCCAGCGTGACCAAGAATGACTGTGTTCCCTCGCCCGTTTTTGAAATAGTGCCTTGCTACTCGTAGAGCAAAGTTTTTCGCTTTCTCGTCTGTGTCATTATTGACTGTGAACGTGTTGAAGCTAGCTTCTTTCATGTCGCTTGGTATCAAGCTGTTTCTTTTTAAGACTTCATACGTTCCACTCAAAATTGAAGTAATAACGGCTTCACCAATTTTCTTTTCTTGCTCCCTTGCCATGTCTTCCCTTTGGCATTCGGGGCAAAAGGTAGGCTGGTAAGGTGTGCTTCGTCCTTTGGCTCTGACTGGATGCTTGAAAGTCCACATATAGCAAGAATGTTTCTTGCATATCTCATTCTCGTTTACATAATAGATAGGTTCTAAACTTAATTTTTCCATTCAAATACTTTTCCATTTTTTCTTTTTATCAAATTTGAGTTATAACTCAATCGATTACAATCATAGTTAAACTTATCTATAATTGTTTGTCGCAATGTCTTTTGTTTTTCTATTTTTATGTTTTTCTTTTTGCTATTGTATGGATATCTTTTAGGCTTCATCATCTATTCTTTCTAAAACGGCAATTCGCCTTGATATTCATGCTCGACAGTGTTTCCAATATATCTAGTTTTTGAAGCGGAATTTTTAGAACTTTCTTTCTTGCTCTTGAAGTTCTTATCTTCTTCTTCCGCTTCTTCTACTGTGGTTATCCCTTTCTTTTTCCAGTTATCAAGAATGCTTTTAAGATACTTGAAATTTCTAACCTCGTTATCAGCAGACTTACCGATAGCGTACTGAACAAGTGGAATGCTCATATTATCCAGTGAAACATACTCAAATAATTGTTGATACTGGATTTGGTCTAACTTAAATCCTCGACTTCTTAAAGTGTCGGCGATTGTTCCAGATTGTATATTTTCAAAATTTCCAAACCCCTTATTATCATCATCATTATTTATGGTTAAATTAGTCTGGTTAATATTAGTCTGGTTAGTTGGTAAATTTTTCCTCTCCGTACAAGTAATATTTTCATGTACGTAAGGTAAATTTTTCCTCTCCGTACAAGTAATATTTTCATGTACGTGTTTTTTTGCTTCTGATACTCTATTTACATAGATTTTATTAGTTGAATTGAATTGTCTTTTCTCTGAAATTAAGTGATAGTTGTTTAACTCTTTCTTGTATGATGTAATTGTCTTTTCAGAACAACCCATTGTTTCTGAAAGTAACTTAACAGAAAAGTTACAGTAGATGCCTTTTTCATCATGCCAGCCGTTTTTCTGCGACTGCCCCCACTTATCTCGTAAGATTGCATATAGGACTTTAGCACCAATTGACAACCCGTTAAAACGTTCATCAAATAACTCTTGAGGTAATTTGTAAAACATTTCAAAATCTTTGTAATCGTCAATCTTTAATCCCATGTAAAATCATCCCTTGTACATAACCCAATCTTTCTTAGTTCAAATATTGCATCGTGAACATCCGTAGATTTTAAATTCGTCATATTCACAATTTCATTAAACGATGTTCTTAGCGGGCGGTTATAGTATTTTTTACAAGAACCTAAATTCTCGTACTTTTCTTCATTTGACAAATCTTGTAAATGTATCATGAAGATTATTTTTGCATCAGAAGAAATTTTGTTATAAGGTTTTTCAAATAGTTTTTCCGGCAACATAAACATTTATTATTCTCTTTTTCAATTCCACTAAATGAAATTAACGCCTTAATTCTAAAAAGTTGTACTCCAAAAATTGTAATTGTATCATCCACTAATAGCTCATATTTTTTCATTTTCTTACTCCTTCGGTTGTGGCAAATGCTAACAAGTCAGGTCTAAGACCTAACTGGCGCTTGTGTGTCAAACGTGAATTTTCTATCGCAATTTCGGATGTTCTGTCTAGCGATATTATTGAATTGATTTCTACCTTGCTGATACACTTCAATAA